TTTAGAAAATCCTGCCATGAGTAATGCGCAATTGTATACGTTGAATGATGCGGTTGTTTTAAAAAAGAACAGAGACGTTTTTAATAGAGAAGAAGCAAGAAAAGAAGCACCGGAATTTCTGCGGCCGACCTTTGAGGAGCTGTGGAAGACGATTGACGAGATTGAGCTAGAGATTAATTTTTATGAAGAGAGGATTGGAAAAAGAGAGAAACCGCCAAGAGATGAGTTGGTTAAGCGTTTTACTGACGAAGAAGTTGAACGTATACGCGCGCGAAGCCAAAAACTTAATCAATATGGGTATTTGAAGTTGAGACATAGAATACGTGAGTTGCGTACGGAACAGTTCACAATTAGAGACTCATATCGCTCAACTTTTAATATAACCCAATCAATCTATGCGCCCAAGCATAGAAGTTTTGTTTTTGACTGCGATGTGGAGGTACTACCGCTAGGTGTAAAAGAAGGAGCAACTGGAGATATAGTTTTCGATATAAACTTTGACCCGCGCGCACTCGACGAAGAACAACTACGTTTAATAAGTAGGTTAGTCTGGAAGAAAAAGAATTGTCAAAAACCAGAGAATGAAATTTTTGACTTTAGAAATTTAGAAGCAGTTTATCAGTTGTATCTGTTTAAAGAAGAATTCGATGAACGGCTCGAACAAGTTAAATTAGACCACATTGTAGAAAACAACTTACGCAACCTACTTGATACACTTGACTTCTACGAACAGATGGCAGACTTAACCGATGTACAACGTGAAATTTTAAAACTAAAAGAACAGAAACAGAAAAATGCAGACATAGCGGGGTATATTAATAAGAAATATGGAAAAAGCTATACTGCGAATTATATAAGCACTATATTTAAGCAAAAGATTATAGTGAAGATTAACGAGGCCGCGCAATTACATCAAGATACAATTGAAAATTGTTTTTTCGAAGAGAACTTTAAAAAATGTGGTTGCTGTGGTAGGATTTTACTTTTAGATGGAAGAAATTGGGTTAAGAAAACCAGAAGTAAAGACGGATTCCAGAGCAGATGTAAGAGATGCGAAAGGGAGCTCCGAAAAAAGAAAAAGGAGGATGGGTAAGTTGGCTTTTAAAAAGAATAGTCCTGAGAACTTACTTTCAGAAATTATAAAATTAGACCCGATTGAGTTTCTTGGGATTTGCAAAATAGTCGGGGTTGACATTATGAAGCAAGGAGAGGCTACTGTAGAGGATATTACAGAGGCTAACGAAGAGGGCGGCCAAGCGACCGCGCATATGAAACTTGAAGTAGAACCCCGCGAATTTAATGAAATTTGGGAAGACTTATGTGATAAGTTAGAACAAATGAATAGAGTTAGAAGGCGTAATTTAGGTAAGCTGGTTTACGCTGCGACAAAGAAAGAAAAGGAGAAATAGAAATGGCTTTAAATCCACACTTTGACATAGATTTTAGTTCAAAGAAATGTGTATGCTGCGGCCAGATGAAAGATTCTTTTTCTTATTTAAGAACAAAATCGTTTATGTATCCGAGTGGATATGTAGATGTATGCGTAGATTGCTTAGGAGATAGACTTCAAAAGTCTAACTTTGATTGGAATGTCATGGATAAGATTTGTCAGTATCTAGATATTCCTTTTCAGTTGGATAAGTTTGAAGAGCTACGTCCTACGCACTCTGCGCCCGAGCTATTAAAATCATATAACTTGATATACTTTACAGATGAATATGAGGGAATAGATTGGCAGTCTTATCAAGAAGCTTATCGTGAGTTAGAAGAGGCCGGCGCACTCGATGAAGTCGTACCGGGACTCTCCGACGATAAGCGTAGAAAACTTCAAGAGAAATGGGGTTATAATTATGATGAAGAAGCTTTGACTTACTTGGAAAACCTCTATGATGGATTGTTACTTACTCAAAACATCAATGGCGCGCTTCAAGGCGACCAGGCATTGAAGATATGTAAGATTTCTTATGAAATTGATAACCGTATTCGCGCAGGAGAGGATTTTGACAAGCTACTTGCTTCATATGATAAGTTAGTTAAGACTGGTGAATTTACTCCGAAGAACGTAAAAAACGCAAGTGATTTTGAGTCAATGGGTGAGTTGTGCCGCTGGCTTGAAAAGCGTGGTTTCAAAAATCCATTTTACGATGGAGAAACGCGCGATGTCGTTGATGAGACAATAAAGAATATACAAAGCTGGAATCAACGCTTATATACTAATGAATCTGGTATAGGCGATGAGATAAGCCAACGTATACAAGCTTTGAAGACTGCGGCCGAGCTTGAAACTTACTATGACCTCAATGAAGATAATACTGATTTTGACAACTATGATAATGAGGGGTTTGAGCGTTTATTCAGCGACGATGAATTTGAAGCTGACCTCGATGGGGGTGAGTAATGCAGGAGAAACGAAGAAAAGTAATTCTGTCTACTCGCCAAGACCTTACGCCTAATGAATTCGTTGAACGTGCAGAGCGCGAAGGCATAGAATTAGAGAAAGGGGCGGTTATTACTAATGAGTATTTGGAAAGAAACTATGAGGACCTATGTAAATGGGTTAACTTATTTACTGCTTATCCAGATTATTACTTAGATATAATTAAACCTGCTGATTCTGAATTTAGTCTCTTTTTCTATCAGCGATTTACACTGCGCGCGCTCATGCGTTTCAAGGACGTATTCATAACGGCGCCCCGTGCGTTTTCAAAATCGTTTATTACAATACTTGCGCTTTTCTTACAATGCGTATTCATCCCTGGACGTAAAGTATTTATGACAGCTAATACTAAACAACAGGCTGCACAAATTACAAAAGAAAAAATCTATGAAATATACGACCACTGGCCTTTACTTAAAAAAGAGATTATTGGCTGGGAATTAAGTGACTATCCAGGCAACTTTGGTAAAGACTATGTGACACTTAAATTTAGAAATGGTTCTGTGTTTGACGTAGTGCTCGCTGGCGATGCCGCGCGTGGAGGGCGCCGGCATGGTGGAATGATAGATGAGATACGAGATGGCGATGAAGAGATGATTAACTCTGTAGTAATTCCGCTTGTAAACGTATCTCGTAGACTTCCAAGCAACACTGTCAATGATAAAGAGCCAAATCAGCAAATAATTGCTACTACTTCTGCTGGCACTAAAACCTCATTCGCATATGAGCGTTTAATTGATACTTTTGAAAATGCAATTATCGACCCAGAACATGCTTTTATGTTCGGATGCGATTGGCGTTTGCCGGCAATGCATGGACTTATTGATAAGCAGTATATTAATAAACTTAAAATGAGTCCATCATATAATGCAGAATCATTTGCCACCGAGTACCTATCTCTCTGGCAAGGGTCTAGCGAAGAAGCTTGGTTCTCTTATGAAAAATTATCTAAATATAGAAAAATAAAGAATCCAGAAACGCACGCAATTAATAGACCCGATTCTGAACAATTCTACTTAATATCAGTGGACGTGGGTCGAATTTCCGACCAAACAGCAGTATGCGTATTTAGAGTTAATATAGTAAAGGGCAAGTTCTATAGTACATTAGTCAATCTAATTGTGCTTGGGCGCACTCCACAGACAAAACCTTTTACTGTACAGGCGGTTGACCTTAAAAAAATAATTGCTTTATACAATCCGCGCGAGGTTGTCATTGATACCAACGGTCTTGGTGTCGGCCTTGCCGATGAAATGATAAAACCGCAATATGATGAGAAAGGAAATATCCTTTCTGCATATGGATTTATCAACGACGATGTATATAAAGCAATTCAACCGAAGGACGCGCCGAAAATTCTTTACGGAATTAAGGCGAATGGTCCATTAAACTCTAAAATTCATGGCAACTGCTATTCTAGACTTACTGGTGGTCTAGTGCGTTTTCTAATAACTGAACAACAAGCAAAGAGTGCGTTGCTTGCAACTAAAATAGGTCAAAAAATGACCGTAGAACAACGTGTGATGCGCTTAATGCCACACGAGATGACAACGAAGTTATTTGAAGAAATGGCTAATTTGCGTTTAAAACGTACCGGAGCTAGTTTAGATATAGTTCTTGAACGAATTAATTCTCGATTCCCAAAGGATAAGTATTCAAGCTTCTCCTACGGATTATGGAGAATTAAAGAACTTGAAGAAGAATACTATAAAACTAGTCATCGTCGGCGCGCAGGTAAACGTCAATTAGTATTCTTCTCAGGAGGAAGATAATGGATGAACCAATCAAAAGAGATTTAACCTCTTTTACAAAAGCTATAGGCGATATGATAGCGAAGAATGAATCATCCTATAATTTGGCTACGCGTTACGGAAGAAGCAGATATGAAAGGACTAAAGACTATACATTAGAAGAAATAAACGATATTATTGATTCTGGTTCTCTTGAAGCTCAAATTACTCTTTCTCGTAACTATTTTAGCAAAGGTGGTTTCTATCAACGTTTGTTGATGCACTATGCTACTTTACTCAAATATACAAGTTTACTAATTCCTCATCCAAGTTTTGGTAAAAATCTCTCCGAAAAATATATTGAGAAAAGGTATCAGGGTGCGGTCGACTTTCTTGATATGGCTAAGCTGCCTGACTTATTTACTCATATAGGTATACATGTCTTAAGAGACGGTTGCTATTATGGGGTGATTCAAGAAGTAGCAGATAAATACATATCTATATTAGACCTGCCTATCTTTTATTGTCGTTCACGCTTTAAGGATAAAGAAGGCAATGATATAGTTGAATTTAATGTTACATATTTTGATTCTATACACGATAAAGAATATCGGAGAAAAGCTTTAGCGGTTTATCCACGTGAAGTAGTAAATTGGTACAAGCGCTATAAAGCTGGAAAAGAAACTAATCCATGGTGTTACATTTCTACTGATGTAGGAATTTGTATGTCGTTGGTTGATGAAAGACCGATATTCCTAAATATTATTTCTGCATCATTAGAATATGATGAAGCCAAAGATTTAAATAGAGAAAGAGACCTTGAAGAGATTAGAAAAGTTCTGGTACAACATATTCCGCACTTAACTGATGGCGGCCTGTTGTTCGAACCAGAAGAAGCGGTTGAAATGCATAGGGGCGCGGTCGACATGATGCGTAAGAATGAGAACTTAAGTGTACTCACGACATATGCTGATGTTGATGCCATTGTGTCAAAATCTGCTAATGATAATTCTCTTAATTCTGTTGACAAGGCTCTTGCGAATATTTATGCCGAAGCGGGTTCAAGTAGCCAACTTTTCGGTACAGATTCTAATTTATCGTTAAGTACTTCAATTACTAACGATATGGCTTTAATGATGGTGCTCGCACGGAAGCTCGAAAGATTTATTACATCAATTGTTAATTACAAATATGGTAATGCAAACATTTCCTTTACTTATAAAATTTTACCAGTATCTTTTTATAATCAAAAGGAATATGTGGAGACTAGTTTAAAATTGGCTAACTCCGGTTACAGTTTCTTACTGCCGGCCTTAGCTATGGACGTTTCACAACGTGAACTTAGTAGCCTTAAAGATTTAGAAAATGATGTATTAAAACTGAAAGAAAAATTAATTCCGTTAAGTACTTCATATACAGAAACAGGAAATGTAGGACGTCCTACGAAAGACGCACAAGATAAAAGTGCAAAAACAGTGGCTAATGAGGAATCATTAGACCGAGGAGGTTCTAATTAATGGATAAAGAAAAAGATAAATTAACA